TTGTTGGTTTGTAACATTGACGTATGATAATGAACATATACCTCTGTTTAATTGTGAGGTGTATCATTCTGAATATGATGACGTTTTAAGTGATTCTGGCGTTGTTTATGGTTATGAAAACCATTCTTTTGTTCCGGTATCCGAGTATTGTTATACAGATCCACAACAATTGCGCCATATATACTTTACACAAGTACAGGGTACGGTTCCATATAACCGGGAAACAGGTCAGTATGAACCGATTAAAGATAATTGGTTTTTGTCTATGGATGCTATCCGCTCCTTTATTGGTAAGACACAATCCACTACACCTTACGGTAAGGATGGAGAACTTTCCCGTAGATACGGTAATAGCCTTATCCCTTATTTGAACTATGTTGATGTTCAGAATTATATTAAACGTTTACGAAGACATTTAGATAAATATACTAATGAAAAGATATCATTTTACGCTGTTGGCGAGTATGGTCCAGTCCATTTCCGCCCACATTTCCATTTGTTACTATTCTTCAACTCGCAGGAAATCGCCGATGTCCTTCGAGAGTGTCATAATAAAAGTTGGAAATTCGGTCGTTCAGATATCCAATGTTCCAACGGTGGATGTGCTTCATACGTTGCGAGTTACGTTAACAGCTTGGCTGCTGCTCCCTCTCTTTATCGCTCATGCCGTGCGTTTAAACCCCGCTCGAGAGCGTCTCTTGGATTCTTTGAGAAAGGCGAAACATTTGATGAAGGTGAAGATGTCTATGCGCAAATTGAGCAAAAAATCGATTCGGTCATTAATGGAAGAGAGTATAATTTTAATGGCATCGTTATCAAGTCAACTCCCCCCATATCGTATATCCGTACCTTACTCCCCAAATTCTCAGGAGCTCGCTGTGATGATCCTGTTGCGATATCTAGAGTTATTTCAGCTATTGCAACAGCGCCAAAAAGAATGATACGTTTTGGTATTGTAGACTATGATAGCTCTTCTATCTTGTCTATTGTACGTGCGTATTGTAAGTATATAACTTTAAATCATATATTAACTGATGAAGATAAAATTATATTACATAATGCTAGGTGCCTTACTAGGTTCGTTAACAGTTCTAGTGATGTCGATATTGAATATTTTCTTAATAAATTATATCGGTTGTTCCTTTATGTCGCTAAATTCCTCAGGAATTGGCATCTCCCTAACATCGGTGATGATTTGTATCCTTTTTCCAATCGTATTAGTTTTATCATTAAAACAGGTATAGAATATGAGAAAAAAGCGGACTATGTACGAATGTGTGATTCGTTGCGAATACAACAGACTTTGCCTGCCCCTATGTTTCGGTATTTCTATTTACCAGCCGAAGGATGCGAAATGGCGACCATTGGTATCGGAGAGGACGGAGAATATGCAGACGGATTTATTCGTCCCATTAAAGAAAAAATACACGTTCCGTTTGATGACCTCAGAATCCCACCTCTCGCGACTTGTAATTACTTCAAATCGGCGAAACCCGATACAAGAAGTGCCTTTGATAACGGGTCACTCGACGACTTACAAAAATGTTTGGATTTCCGTGCTTCTACCGACTGTCGGAATATGATTAAGCATAAAAAACTTAATGATGCGAACGATATATTTAACCGGATGTTTTAATCTATTAATTATCAATTACTTATGAGTGATTTTAATCCGCTAGACCGAGCGAAAATTGCCGCCCATCGCTCTTCCTTTGATTTGTCTAGTAAAAAATTGTTTACGGCAAAAATTGGTGAAATCCTGCCCGTCTATTGGCAGATTGCTATCCCAGGGAATAAGTATAAAATTTCTTCCGATTGGTTTACTCGTACTGTCCCTGTGAATACTGCTGCATATACTCGTATTAAGGAGTATTATGATGTCTATGCTGTGCCTTTACGTTTAATTTCTCGTGCTCTTCCTCAGGCATTTACTCAGATGACTGATTACATGACTTCTGCTGACAGTGCTACTGCTAATTCTGAGCGTCTAACTCAAGTTCCGTTTACTTCTCTTGGTACTATTTCAACTGAAATTTCTAGTTTTGTCAGTGGTAATATTACTGATGATGCTGGTTTTAATAGATCTTATGGTGCTTGTAAATTGTTGGATTATCTTGGTTATGGTGCTTTCATCGGTAAATTGAATGCGAAAAAGGATGAAATCACGTCTAATTATTTAGGTATTACTCATACTTCTGATTCCCAGAATCCGTTGGTTTATGGTACATCTATGAGGGTAAACCTGTTGCCATTGTTAGCCTATCAGAAGATCTACTTCGACTTCTTTAGTAATTCTCAATGGGAAAAGCACTTGGCCTATGCTTATAACGTAGATTATTGGACTGGAGCAGAAATGAGTACTTCAGACGAATGGTTTAAACTCCGTTACTCAGACTATCCGAAGGATTACTTCATGGGTGTTCTTCCAGCGTCTCAGTATGGTTCGGTAGCTGTTTTGCCGGGTGTTAATAATTCTCAATATGGTGGTGCTTCTCTTGTTGCCGCTGGTGGTTCTGCTCCTCGTTTAGTGAATTCTGCTGGTACTACTACAGTTTTATCCTCTGCTGGTCCTGGCTCTAATACACCTCTTATTCTTAATTCTGACCTTTCCGCTCTTTCAATTCGTGCAACTGAATACCTTCAGCGCTGGAAAGAAGTAGTGCAATTCTCTAGTAAAGATTATTCAGACCAAATGCTTGCTCAGTTTGGTATTAAAGCTCCTGAGTACATGGGAAATCATGCTCACTTCGTTGGAGGTTGGTCTAATGTAATTAGCATCAATGAAGTCCTCAATACTAACCTCGAAGCTGATAATTCCCAAGCGGTTATTGCTGGTAAAGGCGTTGGTTCTATGTCTGGTCATACATTAACTTATGATTGTGGAGCTGAACATTGTGTATTAATGATTGTATATCATGCTGTTCCTCTTTTGGATTGGTCATTAAAAGGACATAATCCTCAGTTGTTATGTACGAATATTTCTGACTTTCCGCAACCTGCATTTGATCAATTAGGCATGCAACCCGTTCCTGCCTTAGCCTTGAATAATAGCCCGGATAGTCCTACAGGCAATATCGGCTATAATCTTCGCTATTGGCAGTGGAAATCTAGTATTGATACTGTTCATGGTGCGTTCCGCCCTACTGCTGCTTATCAGTCTTGGGCCGCTCCTTTACAAGGATCTCAAGTTCAGGTTTCTGGTATATCTTCATTCGCTTATCAGTCATTCAAGATCCGTCCTCAGCAATTGAATTCTATATTCCAGCCTCAGGTCACTACGTCTAGCTATAGCGTAGCTTACGATCAGTTGCTGTGTAATGTGAACTTCAAAGTTTATGCTGTTCAGAATTTAGATAGAAATGGGTTACCTTATTAATTTTGTGTTGTTATGAGAAATTTTGCTTATATTCCTGAAGAAATCGTTCAAGACGATTATACTCCTCAATTTGTTGAAGGAAATCCCGCATACCAAGCGTCTGCGTATGATTCTGTTATGTTAGAAGAGGTAGAAGATGGAACATTCCAATATATGGATATGACCTCTATTCTTCTAAATCAAGAAAAGTATCGTCGTTTACTTGGTGATATGAATGTTAATAATATTTTAGCTCAGATGCATCCTACGCAGTCTACTGCGATGGATTCTATGACGGACGAAGAACGCTTTGCGTGTGTTATTTCTCGTCATTGTCAAACTATGTCAGAACGTCAGGCTGTTTTGCAACAGTTAGCTTCTGAACATTCTGAATTAACTGCTTATGCAGAGAGTATGTTGGCAGAGGAACAGTCAGCGCCCGCCCCTGAGGCTTCCGCACCTGCTGCATCTGCACAATGAAGTTTCTAGAAATTGGAGAGAGTTTACTCTCTCCATGCAATCAACCTCAGTTTATTGGTGCTGCTATTAGTGCTATTAGTGGTTCTCTTCAGCAATCTTCTGCTAATCGTGCTAATTTTCGTAATACTCAGCTTACTAATAAATTCAATCGTGAAGAGGCTGCTACCCAACGTCGTTGGCAAGAACGAATGGTAGATGAATCCCGTGCGTATAATAGTCCTAACGCTATGATAGCTCGTGGTCTAAATCCGTTCCTTAGTGGTTCTGCTGCTATGACAGGTTCCGGTTCCGGTTCTGCTCCTTCTGGTGCTCAGGCTTCTGCTGCTAGTCCTATTCCTTATCAGGCCTTTCACCCTGATTTCTCCTCAGTTGATTCGGCTATTGCTTCTTTCGCTCAGGCTAAGAAAGCTATTTCTGAGTCTAATCAGATTGATGCAATGACTCCGTATATGATTGAAAAAATGAAAGGTGATACTAACTACAAGCAAATTGGTGTTGGTGAATCTGGTTATTGGAATAAAGAAACCGGTCGTATTTCTGCCGAACTTGATCAGTCTATGGAGCGTCAACAGTTAGAGAATGCTGTTACTGCTGGAAAACTTTCGGCTGCTCAGACTACGCAGATTTATCTCCAATCTGATTCTCAGGCTATTCTTAATAAATACATGGATTCTAATCAACAGGCTGATTTGTTTACTAAATCACAATATTTGTATAATTTGGTTCAACAAGGTGCCCTCACCGAGAAACAGATTAAGACTGAATTAGCTCGTGCTGTTGAAATTTCTGCTCGTGCTACAGGCCAAAAAATTTCAAATAGTGTTGCTCAAAAAACTGCTGATTCTCTTATCTCTGCTACAAACATGGCTTATTATACCCAGTATTATGATTCCCTCTGGGATTATAAGAATGTTAATCATCGTAAGCATATGCAGTATTCTAAAGATAAGGCTCTTCGTGACTATTTTAAATGGTCTGCAGGCAATGCTAAGAAGGATTTTGATTCCTATGGCCTTCGTAATACCTTAGAATATGGTACTCGTATGTTTACCGGTGTTGGTAATACTGTTGGTGCTCTTCAGAAGACTTCCTCCCGGTAGCCTACCACAGTAAGAGGATTTGCAAATATCTATAAATCCAAATTGTATCTTTTTTATTACTATTTTGTCATTGTTATTTGTAAGGTTTAATTGAATTTAGCTTGCTCGAGACGAGTAGGCTAAATTTTTTATTTATTGTAGTCTCTTTTAATGAATACATACTTCAGGACTAAAGGCCCATCCGGCCTGAGGATATACACCCGCCGCCCGCGTAGGGCCTGATCGAAAAACGGAGCGAAGCGACCTACCTTAGAGCGTAGCGGTATTTTAGCACGAAGGTGCGCAAAGGCAAGACAGGTTTTCTGCCTTGCCGTGGCTATACACCCTGTTTACATCCACTTTAATCATGCGAAGCCCCTAGTTCAATGCGAACGCAAAACTGAGTTATCCTCTCAGTTTCTCTCCTTTCTTGTCTATAAACGTTGAACTCACACAAAGCCTCACTCAAGATCCTGTCCAAAAAAAACTCGTAATTATTTGCATATATAAAAAATAATACCTTCCTTTGTCCCCCGTAGAAGCTAACTCATTATTATTAACATTTAAAACTTTGTAATTATGCAAAAATTCATTATTTCAGTAAAAGAAAAACATTCTGGTCGTGATGTGGTTACGCCTTATATTGTTAATTCTTTATCAGGCCTTGGAAGTTATTCTGAGCGCCTTTCTTCAATGGGCCTTATTGTTATTGTGGACTCTATTAAAGAAGAAGACAAATTTGTTGAACCTGTTAAATCAAATCAAGATGGCAACTAAAAATAACATTTGGAAAATTATTATTGGCGCTGTTAGCGCGGCTCTTGGTTACGTTCTTAATGCAATTGGTCTATGAATCGTGCTCTTTTGTATTTTTTGGATGATTTGCTACAGCTTAACTTCCATTTCACGATAACGAGTGCTCTTCGCACTGAAGCTCAGAACAAAGCTGCTGGAGGAGTTTCTAACTCTCAGCACTTAATAGGTGAGGCTATTGATCTTAAGCCTTATGGTTCTACAACTTATAATCAGTTGTTATCTTTTATTATGGATAATGTTGCTTATGATCAGTTCATTACTTATGATGGTTTTATGCACATTTCCTTTGGTCCTAAAAACCGTCACCAACATATAGAAAAACGAAAATGATTTATAGTCCAGAATTACTTAAAGCTGCTGATCATTGTCAGCATCGTTCATTTATCACTAATAGGTATACGGGTAAACGTATTTCTGTAGATTGCGGTCAATGTGATTATTGCATTCGTAAGAAAGCTAAAAAAGCGTCTATGCGTGTGAAGACCGCTGGAAGTGCTTTCAAGCATTGTTGGTTTGTAACATTGACGTATGATAATGAACATATACCTCTGTTTAATTGTGAGGTGTATCATTCTGAATATGATGACGTTTTAAGTGATTCTGG